GGTTCCGGTAGGGATAATTCGATCACTTAATCCAATACCCGGCGCAGTCAGCCCTGCAGCTTGAGTACTCGCGCGAGCGGTAAAACCTACTGGAGGGGTTGCTGCCAGTAGTCCGGTATTGGCGAAGCCCAATCCAACAACGTGAGGCTGGGATCTTCCACTCAGGCCTGACAGTAAGTTGTAGTGAATTGAATTGTTGTTCGTCTTGACGTTGTAGCTTCCGTCGTTGACGAATCCCCTTGTGTTTCTGTAAATGGCAACAGTCGTCCTAGTTGCTCTTATCCATCCCCCGACAACAGTCGTGTTTTGCGTGGCAAAGAGGTAGGCGATCTTTAGCCTGGTGCCAACCAGGGTGTTATCGCTGAGTACAGTCCATTGAGGCTGTCCAGCGGGTGGCTGTGGCGTCACAGGAGAGTTGTTGGCTCCGGTGCCTGTTGTGTTCAGCGCGAACACCACGACCAGGTCGCCAACCTGGTGCGATGGCATAGCGACTGTCGTGCCGTTCGCCGTGTCAGCAGCAACAAACTCAACAGGATCTAGCGGTCCTCGCGCGTATCCGTTGAGGGTCGTCGTGTATGAAACTTGTGCAGATATTGACCGATGGGTTTTGAAATCCGCAGAGTATGCGGTCGCAGTCAATGAAAGGGAGTCAACCGCGACCGAGTACATGTCTTATCTGCTGTTTTGCGGTATCAAGCCAGGGTCAGCGCACCAGATGCCTGGTCAAAGTCAATGGTCAAGCTCTCACCGTTATTGAGGGTGAGATTCGCTCCGTAGTCGAAGTAACCGATCAACGGATCTGCCGGAGACGTAGGAGAATCGTTGTATAGGTAGATGTAACGGAATGGACCGACTGTCGCAGATGCGCTCAGCGTCAGGTCAGCTAGTACCAGCCTGTATGTGCCGGACGATTGAGCAGAGCTGGTCGTGGTGACGTCGGTCGTACTCAGGCCCGTATAAGTGATCTGAGTAACGTTTGCAAGAATGCAGTTTGCCGTTGTTTGTGTAGGCGGTGTAGTTTCCGAAGTCGGAGCCACACTGCTCAATGCCAGCTTGAGCTGATCAGTCCCAAGGTTATGGACACCTTCACTTAGGTGCTCTACAAATCCATTGAGCTTATTAAAGACAGCCATTCTGCCGACATCTGTTTATGAAAACAGTCTAAGGAATCGCAGAATCAGTTATACGTCGTAGATTTTGCATTCAACGTCGTAAGGATGCTCTTCGCAGAAATCAAGAAACTTTTGTCGAATGCTTGGAGCTTCTGATTCAATCTCCGGCTCAGCAAGCGTTGGCGGTTCTTCGATCGGAGCAAAAAAGATGTGTTCAGGCTTGACCGCAGGGATCGGCGTCTTCAGCTGACAAAAACCGTCCTTGCATTCCATCTCTTGTGGCATGACTCGCCTAAGTCGATCTATTCACTGTAAGTAAGGTCAGGTGCCTTCCCACACGGGCCAAGTGCAGGAAGGATCAGTTGCCAGTCCGTTGAAACTACAAAAACCCGGACTCCTGACAGGGGGATGGCCTCTGACGCAGTTCTTCTTTGAGGCACTTAAATCCTAGAGACGTGGTGGTTGTTTTTTGAATTTAGATCTAATGGATTTATGAGTATATGGACGCAACTCGTCGATCATCGGTTTAGTGGATTCTCTGGTGAATTGGATACCAAGCTTCCTGACGGCTCTGCAGTCAAACCCTTGCGAGTTGATCCAGTCAGCCATGTATTCATTTTCTCTGTGAGACCATCTAGTAATGATTTTTCCGATTCTCCCCACCACTCGTCCTCGGTCAGACCAAAGAGCTGCCACGCCATGCATTCCAACAATGCTGATGATCTGGGGGGTGATGATCTTCTTGTCTCTGGGGTACATCAGTTCATACGCCCTGTAGAGCTCATCACTTCTGACCCTGAGTCGATTCTTGTCGTAGAAGCCATCTGTCGGCAGCACGTCCCATAGATAGTCAATCTTGCCTGGATGCGAGTCTTTCAGGACTCTTAGCTGTTGGTTCTGGTACAGCTTCTCAGTTTCAGTGCGAATGATTTCCAACCAGGGACGCTGCCTGCGCCCCCTTAAACCCAGCGTCCCCTGCCCCAAGCAGTAGCTCAGTACGCGCGCTACGAATTGCGCTGACATCAGGTACGTCTCCTGTGAATAGGTGAATGCGGCTAGGTGGTGCGTATTGAATCAATGCGTCGCGCATCTTTTGCGCCTCTTCTGGCAAATAGGCGATCCGAGGACGCTTGCGGCAGAGCTTGACGTCTCCTGTCGCGCCAGTGAGCACTTGAAGCCAGGCGTGCAACCTCATGGCTTCTGTCAGCGTGTTGCCGACACGCGTGAGCTTTGCACCACCTCGCTTACCTATCTCAGCGCTTTCCGCCCAGCACCATGCGGCAGCCTTGGCTCCGAGAAGGTCCAGGACCGGCTGAGTTATCTGACGTTCTCCATTTGGATATAGAAGGTTGTATACAGGCCGCAACTTGTTGGTTGAGCACCTGAAGCGGAGCACCTGTGTCTGCTTCCCGTTGGCACGCTTAGGAGTTTTGTACGGGTTGATCTGCGCTTCTGTAGGGAAAAATGTCCTGAATTCAGTGACCTTATCTTCAAGGAACGCTGACTCTTTGGCTCCTGCAGTAATCGTGAGCTGGATATAGCCCCCGGAAGGAGTTCGATATAACACGAGGCTTCCGTCTACAAGGAGCAGCCCAAGCAGCCCCCGGACATCAGTGACGTCCAAATCGTTTATCCCTACAAATCATCTCTATAGTAATACCAGGCACGCAATAAGCGAGCCAGATAACCCTTACAGCTAGGAATTTCGATCCATGTGGATTGATAATGATTTTCCCAAGCTGCTAGGCGCGGAGCTTTATCGCCCCCACCCCGGTTACATCGTTGAGATGGCAATCGAGCCTGTGGTGGTTCATGATTTTGCTAAGCAACCAGGCCAAACTGTTCAGTTAGATAGATACCGCTTCTGGGGCAATCCTGGTAACAAGGATTCTCGAGAGCGTACTGCTGACCAGACTCTGGGCACCGCATCTAGCCGCTCGATTGTTAAAGACAAGGTTCTTGTCAACCTGAAGGAATATACGGGTCCTGCCGATCCGACTGATGCGACTTCGCCCAGTACCTTCAAGGTTGCTCGTGAAACCCTGCTGACCGCTCAGCGTCTTCTGCTTGACACTGGAAACCTCAATGTTTTCCACCAGTCAATCGGTTCACTGACCCTGCTCGACGACTACCGCCGCTGGCGTGACCGCGTCTTCGCAGACGAACTGTTTAAAGCAGAAGCCAACGGCGAGGCAAGTGACACCCAAGGTGGTTATTACTACCCCCTGAGCCAAGGTAAGGCAGCAGCCGCTCCCTTCCTGAACTACACCACTGGCCAATCGGCCAAGTTCGATGTCAAGACTGACCTGCTCCAGGTCGTCAAGGACATGCGTAAGCGCAACGTTCCTACGTTCGCTGATGGTTATTACCGTTGCATTGCAGATCCCACTGCAATGATGCACTTAAGGCAAAACGACGCTTTTAGAGAGATCGCGCGATATGCCGGCAATGGTATGGTTAACCCCCTGCAACCTGAGCAGGCTCCTAATGCCAACTTCTTCTATGGCATGGGTCCCGCTTACGGCCAGGCTGGTTTCGTAGCTGGACAACCCGTGATGCCGTCGGGGTTCCTCTTTGAGGGAGTTCGTTGGTTCGAATCCACCAACCTTGCTGAGAAGTCTCTGCAAGTCACCATTGCTGATGCATCTCCTGCAATCACCAATGAAGTGACAACTGCTGCACCGATGCTCTTCTTCGGTCCTCAAGCAGTTGGCGTGGGTATTGGCGGTAATAATGCACAGATCCTGTTGAACAACAACGACGACTTCAGTCGTTTCATCATCATGATCTGGAGCCTCTTCGCCGGTTTTGAAGTGCTTAATCGCGACTTCATCACCGTTGCTTACTCTTTCGTTTATTGATAGGAGGTAAGTAACTATGAAGAAAATTTTCCCCGGCAACTTTGTTGCCAACCTCAAGAGTCATGACGGCGGACAAGGCGTCGTCGCTGTTCCCGGTCGCGTTTACTACCACAAGATCGGTTATGCGCTGGTGGACTCCACCGGCAACACTGAGTTCGACGTGATTATCCCTTCACCGGATATGCGCGGCGACGACAAGGTGCGTGCTGATGACACTGGTCTGGTCGTCCCGGCTGGCGCTGTTGTCTACTCCGTTGGCCTGCGTGTGTCTGACACCCGCAAGAACAAGGATGGTGGCTCTGCCACTTCTGGCCTGTCTGGCACGAGCGGTGACACCATCGCTCTGAAGGATGCCGACAACTCAGCTGCTGACACCATCAGCACTACTGTTGTCTCCACCCCGACCATTGCGGTCGACGCTGACGGCACCATCCTTCCCTCTTCTGCAAAGAACGGCGTTGTAACTGGTGCGATCCTGGCTGGCGCTGAGACCCTTAAGGTCTTTGTGCGTAATTCACAGGGTAACGGTGCGGGTTCAACCCTCAGCTCTACAGCTGTTGGCGGCACCCCCATCATCTGCGAAGTTTCTTACTTCATCGACGACGATGTCGCTGACGCTGAAGATACTCGGGTTCCTTACACCACTGAGACCTGATCTCCAGGTTTTTATTCCCTAGGATGAGGGCGCTGGGCCACCAGTTGCCCTCATTTTTTTGTACATATGTCGCTTTATCAGAACACCAAAAACGGACAGCTTGTTGAATTCATCGGCCACCACGACAGGGACTGGGCCATGGTCAAGAATTCAAGCGGTCAAGTGCAATACGTTGCTCTTACTGATTTGGTGAGCTACGAGGCAGGTAAAGGCCGCACCGGCAAAGCTGTCGAGCCTCAGTCCGCAGAGAAAGAGATCGATGAGGACAAGCTGCCTGAAACCATTATCCCTGCTGACACACGCCTGAATGTCAATGTTGCGACGGCAGAAGCAATTGCCAAGCACGTCAAAGGCATCGGCTATGCCACTGCAAAGAAGATTGTCGAGCTTCGACTCTCGCTGCCAGGTGAGCGTTTCAAAGGCTTGGATCAGCTGAAGAAGATTGGTCGCGTCGACTGGGACGAGGTCATCGCAGCTGATGTGATTTTCTGCGGCTGATTTTCATAGAATTACCTATAGGTCGCTGATTTAATTTGGAACTCAACGATTTCGACAAAAGCCGCTGTCGATTCCATTTGGGTTACAACGTCGGGGCCAACTTGCCTGCCGGCGATATTGCTCGGTTGGAAGAGGCCATGGCAAGAGTGCCGGATAGCTATTTCTATACCCGCGTTCTTGAACACCTCGATCGCTGCGACAAGGTCTATAAAGTCTCTCAGATTTTCAAGAGCGAGGCGCAGCCACAACCCAGCCGTGTTGAACGGATTACTGGTGATACTGAGCGCGCAATCTTCCAGTCTGAGCCTCTCAAGGCTGACAAGGATTATTGGGAGGTATACCTGAGGGAGGTTGACCGCCTAGCTCAGACCCTTTACGTGGCTAACTACCGCCGAGAAGAAGTACGTCGATACGCCTACGACAGGGCCGGCGCTGAATTCATCATGT